GTATTGCGCCTGCCCCTTTTTTATACTAAATAGATGAAACTAGAAATAACTACACAGCCCACAGGTACAACACTTTTACCGCTCTCAACAGCGAAAGAGTTTTTACGCGTAGATCATAGCGATGAGGATACAACAATAACAGCTTTAATAAACGCTGCTGTTCAACATTGCCAAGACTACACTAACAGGCATTTTGTAGATTCTGCTTTCACACTCAGCCTAGATGATTTTTACAATTGTGAATTTTCTACAGGCCCAATTAACACAATTACAGGTGTTACATATAAAGACGTAGCTAACGCTACACAGACTTTAGCGGCTGCTAAATACTGGTACGATACCAAGCGCGAGCCTGGGCGCATTCATTTTGATAGCCCACCAGATACCTACGATGATGACTTTAACGTAGTTACTATATCTGGTACACTAGGAGCAGCGCCAGCAGAGCCTATACTACATGCCGTTAAATTGCTTGTAGCTCATTACTACGAAAACAGGCGCGCAGTGATAACTGGCACAAACCCTATAGAGCTACCTCTAGGAGTAGCAGCGTTACTTAACCCTTACCGCATTATATCTACTAAATGAATATAGGCGGACTAGATAGAAGAATAACAATACAAAAGCCTACGCTTTCAGCTAACGCCTACGGCGAGCGCGAAGAGAGCTGGGGTACTTTTGCTACTTGCTGGGCTCAGATAGAGCGCAAGCCTGCTGCTGTGGAGCAAAATAGCGGTGAGCAAATGGTAAGCGTGAATAAAGTTGTTTTTAATATCCGTTACAGCTCGACAACTAAAGCAACTAAGGCAGGGTACCGTATTAACTACGATAGCAAAAACTACAATATTCTAGGAGTACATGAGGTAGGCAGGCAGGAGCGCATACGTTTAATTACTGAAATAATAGAGTAATGAGCAAATTTCAGGTAGGAAATAGGAGTAGGGCAAGGCACGGCCAAAGCATATCTATAGAGGGTATGGATAAAATAAATAAAAAGCTAGATAAGTTACTGCGCTGGAAATTTGAGGCCAAGGATAAATTTATAGCACTAAATACTAGAGTAGCAGACGTATACCCTAAATATTTGCGAGCTAACATTAAAGACTATCATAAAAACATAGATTTTAGAGGTAGTATAATTAAGCCAGGACAGCTAAGAAAGTCAGCAGGAACGTGGCAGCCAAATAAAATGTATACTAATGTCATGGGTGGGCCTAAAACTAACAATATATTACCTAGAAAAACTAGATGGCAGGCCGATGGCTTCTTTTCTCACATAGTAGAAAAAGGAGATTTTGGGCCTAGGTTTGGAGGTAAACACAGAACGCAAAATACTGGAGTATTTAGTAGGGGGTTACGATCAACTAAAAATAGAAGTAAGAAGTTACAGGTAATGTTATTGCGCAAAGAATTTACACGTTATATTAAGGCGGCATGATAGTAGGAAAAGCGATATATAACATACTAAGCAACGTAACGGCAGTTACTGATATTGTGGCTACTAAGATATACCCAGAGATAGCGCCACAAAATGAGAGCCAGCCCTATTTAGTTTACTCTGTAGTGAGCAATAGCCCTACAGATACTAAAGAGGAAAATGGTAATGTAGATGAGGCGAGCATAGAGGTGTATTGCTTTAATACTACATACTCAACGGCAATAGATTTAGGCGTAGCTGTACGAGCTGCGCTAGAGAGGAAAAATGGAACATTTGGAGGGGTAAAAATTCAGTCTATAAACTATACAAATGAGCAAATGGATGTTAACCCTGATCGCTCTATATGGGTGTGTATACAGGATTACACGATAAGAATAAATAATTAATAAATATGGATTTTATACTTGAAAACTGGGAGGCTATTCTATTAGCCTTAATGGTAGCAGCAAGAGCTATCTTTTCTCTAATGCCATCTGATGCACCTGCAGTTAAGGTGTTTGGCTGGCTAGATACTTTGGTAACAGCACTTGTCGGAGGCGATAAGCGTAATAAAAAAAAAAATAAATAATTAAACATGGCACAAACAACAGGAATAATCAACGGCTCCGACTTAAAAATAATGGTCGCAGCTGAGGGAGGGACAGAGCTGATCGTAGACAACATTACAGATTGCTCTATTTCAATTACAAACGAGATGCGTGACAGCACTGTGAAAGCTAACGCTGGTTACAGAGCTTTATTACCAGGCATGACTTCTGCAACTTTAAGTTTTAGCTCTATGTATGCTACGGATTCAGCAGCAGGCACAGGGTACGAGGCATTGAGCGGATTTCAACTTAACAAGACTAAGTGTGATTTTCGTTTTACTCACGTAGTAGGACAAGCAGCAGCAGAAAACGCTGGAGATTTCCGTTACCAGGTGAAGGGTTACATTGAGAGCCTAGAGCTTTCTGGTGGTACTGAGGATAACGCAACGTACACTTGCAACGTACAAATCGTTGAAACTATCGTAAGAGAGGCTATTTCATAAACTCATGGAAATAACTATAGGAAAACGTATATACCCAATGCGCGCAACTATGCTAGCTTGGCGAAATTTTGAAAAGGCAACGGGCGTAAAAGTTACAGAGGTAGATGCTACAGATGTAACTCTAATACCTGAACTTATTTACTATTTTGTTAAGGCTGGATGCGAGGCTCAGGGCATGAGGTTTACTATGGATGTGGAGAAATGGCTAAACGAAATAGAGGTAACTGATTTACCTTTATTAGTTGACGCTATGACAGAGGTGATGGGAGGTAGTAAAGAGAAAAAAAAAGCGAAGAAAGGCAAGAGCCTTTAACGTGGAGTAGGGTTGAGGAGCTGGGGCTAGGTCTATTAGGGCTTACCCCAGGCTCTCTCTACTCATTGACGTTTTTGGAATTTGCTAACGCCGTAAAAGGTAAGCGCGAGGCTATAGATAGCGCAGAACGCTCTAATTGGGAGCGTACTAGATGGCAGACCGCATACCTTTTAAACGTACATACTAAAAAAGGGCATAAGATAAAGCCTATAGATTTAGTAGTTTTTCCTTGGGAGGAAAAGCAGCAAGCTAAAAAACCGCAGATTAGTGGTTTTATGTTATTAGAAAATTTGGCACAAAGGAATAAATAGAAGGGCATGGCAAAGCTAGGGGATTTAGTAGTAAATATAGGGGCTAATACCAAAGACCTAAATAAAAAGCTAGGTAGGGTTAGGCGTGATATGCGCTCAATGTCTAGCAATTTTGCTGCTGTAGGCAAAAATATGACCAGGAGCCTTACCATGCCTTTAGCTTTAGTAGGAGGTGCTGCCGTAAATTTAGCTGTAGAGTTTGAGAGCGCTATGGCTCAGGTAAAAGCAGTTAGCGGAGCTACAGCAGGAGATTTTAAAAGGCTAGAGCAAAGTGCAAAAGACTTAGGAGCTAGCACAATATTTACAGCGCGAGAGGTAGCAGCTTTACAGCTAGAGTACTCTAGGTTAGGCTTTAGTGCTGATGAGATTATACAAGTACAAGAGGCTACATTAAACCTAGCACAGGCTACAGGATCAGACCTAGCGCAAGCTGCAGAGGTAGCGGGTGCTACTCTTAGAGCCTTTGGCATGGATGCTAGCGAGACTGGCAGAGTAACTGATGTAATGGCTGCTAGTTTTAGCGCCTCAGCATTAAATATAAATACTTTCCAGGATTCTATGAAGTTTGTGGCTCCAGATGCAAAAGCAGCTGGGGTATCTTTAGAAGAGGTTAGCGCAATGCTTGGTGTGCTTGCTAATAGTGGTATAAAAGGATCGCAAGCTGGTACAGCTTTAAGGCGTATTCTCCAGGAAATGACGGGCACAAGCGGCACACTTACAGAACGTTTTGCAGAGCTAGCAGCTAAAGGTATAGGCGTACAGGGTGCAATGGATGAGGTAGGCCGTAGAGCTGGTACTTCTTTACTCGTATTAACTGAGGGTGTAGGCCAAGTAGATGAGCTTACTACAGCGTTTGAAAATTCAGCAGGTGCAGGTAAAGAAATGGCTGACGTTGCTAATGATACCGCCAAAGGCGGCCTTAAAGCTATGACAAGCGCGCTAGAGGGTGCAGGTATTGCTTTAGGTGAGGTACTTATTCCCTTTGTAACCGATGCAGCTAATTTTATACGAGAGCTTGCTACTGATTTTAAAAATTTAAGCGTAGATACACAAACTACGATAGTAAAAATAGCCGCTTTAGTCGCAGCTATTGGGCCACTATTAATCGTGTTACCTAATTTGGTAGGAGCTACTAAACTAGCTGCGCAGGCTTTTGTAGCTTTATCTAGTCCTTTAGGCGCTATAGCTTTAGCTGTAGGTGGTGCTGTACTAGCTTTTAAGGGAATTGAAGGAGTTTTTGAAAAGAGCAGAACAAGCGCTCAAAGATATCAAGATAGCATACGAGATACAGAAAATGCCGTAAGAAACCAAACCGCAGAAGTTAGGTATTTAATTAATGCTTACAAAGATGAAGAAAAAAGCCTAGATGATAGGCAGAGAATTTTAGATAGGCTAGGCGAGTTAGATGCGCAACACTTTGGAAACTTAAAAGCGGAGAATACACAATACATTGACCTTCAAAAAAGCCTAGATGATTATACAAACGCTCTAAGGAGAAATTTTATAGAAAAGGCACTAGCAGAAGAGGGCAGCGCTTTATTTTCACAATTAGCAGCAGATGAGCAAGCAATACAAAAAAAGCAAGATCTTTTACAAAGGGCTATTGATATTGAAGAAGAGGCTGGCAATATAACTAGAGAGGCTGCGCACAAAAACACTGTACAAATTAGCGGCGAGTTAGATGCTCTTAATAAAAAGAGAGATGAAACGCTCACAGATATTGAAGCTTTTGAGGCTAGACAAATTGCTTTACTTGATCGCTATGCAACTAAGCATACAGAAACTACTAATACTATAGTAGAAAATGAAGAGGAGCAGCAGGATGCAGTAGAAGAAGATAATGGAACAGACGATAAAATAAAAAAGCAGGAATTATTAGCGGGCTCTATAGCTTTTTTAAAGCAAAAGGTCTCAGATTTAAGAGAAGAAACAGAAAACGCTAAAGATGGCTCAAAAGAGCAAATAGATGCCCTAGATAAATGGAAAGATGCCACAGAGGAGCTAGAAAATGCTGTAAAAATATTTAATACAACTTTAGAAGAAAGTCCACAGAGCTATCCTACTGGTAGCTTAGGAGCTTTACGCGAAGAGTTAGGCGATTTACGCGAAGAGCTTGCCTCGTTAATTCCAGGCACACAAGCCTTTATAGATAAGATGGACGAAATTGATGGCGTAGCACAGCAAGTTGGTGAAGCTACAGAATCAATAGAAGAAAGTTTTGATAGTACAGGCGATAGCCTTACAAATTTTGCAAACAACGTAGCGTCTAGTTTATCTAGCGCTGCCTCATCTATGCTATCTAACGTAGGCCAGATGATAGGAGGCGCAGAGATGGGCGCGGAGGGTATTTTAGCACCTCTTGCAGACATGGCAATACAATTAGGCGAGCTAGCAATAGGGTATGGCGTAGCTATAGGAGGTATTAAAAAAGCTCTACAAAGCCTTAACCCTGTAGTTGCTATTGTAGCAGGTGTAGCTTTAGTAGCTTTAGGTGCAGGCTTAAAATCCGCTATGAGCAGTATAGCGTCAGGGAACCATGATATGCCTGAGCTAGCAGAAGGAGGGCTAGCCTTTGGGCCTACCACTGCTTTGATAGGAGATAATAAAAACGCTCGTATTGATCCCGAAGTAGTAGCCCCTTTAAGTAAATTGCAAGATATGCTTGGCGGCGGTAGCACTAACGTATACGGGCGTATATCTGGCGATGATATAGTAATAAGTAATGACCGCGCTACGCGCGATAGGAACAGATACGGATAATGGCGGTAATTTACGGTACAAGCGAATTTACAGACGAGAAAGGCACTACCTGGAAAGTTAATATAGTAGATGGCTCTATTTCTACGGGCAATTTGAATCATGCCTTTACTTTAGGCCCTGACGGCTTTAGGCTTTCCTACGACTATGATAATTTTGATAGGTGCAAACCTATTTTAGGCTCTAAAGTAGAAATAACTCTATTACATAACGATGCCCTAGATACTCAATGGAATAATTTCTACAATGCTTTAGATAGTGCAGTAGAGGGTACATATCGCATAGAAATTTATAGAGATCCAGATAGTGCTAATGAATTATGGTGGTGCGGTGAAATATTGCCAGAGCAAGTAATTATCCCTGATGCAATGCCAAACGCGCCCGTAGCTATAACGGCGGCAGATGGGCTAGCTAATTTAAGAGGTATAGACTATAACAATGCAGGCACCTCATATGATGGCACAGATACTGTACTAGCTCATCTATATAAAGCATTAACAAAAGTACATGCAGCAGGCGTATGGAATACTGGCGCAGAGTTTGTAAGATTTTTTGAGGATTTTTACAGCTATCAATATAAGGAGCTACTAGATGATATAGGAGGCGTACAAAAGCAGCTAGAAAATGCTAAAATAGAGCATGTAACATTTCATAATATAAACGAAAACGGGCTAAAAGAATACTACAGCGCCTATAGAGTTTTAGAAAGTATTGCCGTGAGTTTCAATGCTTGTATTTTTATGGCTCGCGGCTCGTTTTGGTTTGTGCCTATGGGTGCAATGCAGCAGCATGGAAACGATATACTAAAAACGTATCACTATGTAGCAGGCAATGGCGCAGTAACATATAACACTAGTGAAAATTTAGGCTCAGATTATCTAGTGCAATTTGGTAACGATAATACAGAATTTGAAAAGCTAGCAGGCTGGGAGCGATCAAGTACGCCTGCTTTTAAGGAGGTTACAAGGGTTAGAAATTACCAAGGTGATTTACCTTTGTTACTTGCATCATATTACAACTTAGATTCTGGGACTGGGTGCGGCGTTACTCTTAATGATGAGGATGCGCAGCAGCCTCTAGGTAGAGATTATATCATAACAGGCAGGCTAGCATTTTTTACTAATGGATTTAATACCCAAACGGGTATAGATAAAGTAGTAAGGCCTAGGCTACAATTTAAAGTGCGAGTAGGAGATGCAGGCGGTACTTCTAACTATGCTAGCAGGGTACCTACGTACTCAGCAAATAACCAAAGTACAAACGTATTTCAAGGCGAAACTGACCAAACAGGCCAGCCCTTTAGATTACCACAATACCCAGATACTACCTGGAGCAATACAGATACTAATAGAGTACACTGGGTAGGCAATGTATTTGATGGCCAAAATGGTAACGCCTCTTACCCAGATTATATTAGCAGCCAGTTTTATCATGGCCAAGATTTTGAGGTAGTAGTACCAGGCTTACCAGCTGATGCAGAAGGCTTAGAAATAACGGCCTGCCTAGATTTTATACAATGGAATGGAAACGCCGTTACTGCGGTAGATTATTTAGATACTAGCGTTTCATTATATAAGCTCCAGCAGTTTAGAACAGGTGTATTTGACAATGATGAATTGGCGCTATTTGGCCAGGTTACAATAAGAGCTAAAAACTCAGATGATGCGCGCTACCATTTCGACCAAGGCGAAACCCTTATAGGTGATGAGATTACAGGAGGCGCGCTAGGTGTAGTTAGCGTATATGGCAATAGCCTTAATCCTGGAGATCCACCAGAATGGCAAAGCGCTTCATATTGGAATAATGGCAGCGAAACTAGTGTAACGGGTTTTAGTATAAACGGCCTAGGAGTGCGCGAAAGGTTAGCAGCTAATAAATTTGCAGTACGTACAGAGCGCGGCACTTTATATAGAACAGGTACTAAATTTATGCACCCTTTTAACGTGCTTAAAAATGTTTATGATAGCAATAATTTCTACCAGCTTACTGGTTTATCTTATGTAGCTAATAGGTGTGAGTACGATGTAGAGTGTATATA